GTTTACCCGTGTACCTAAAGAAACCATTATCAGACATCCAGTAAGCAGCACCGTCAACTTCAACGGCTGCATTCTTACCAATTAATCCACAGTTAGTTCCAACCTGTTCATAAGCAAACGTAAAAGGAGTTCCAACAAATCGCATAGTAAATAAAGATGTGTCACTCCACACATAAATTGCATTTCTACCAAGTTTAGCACCAATGATCCGTGATCCGGCGGCCAGTCTTTGTGTACCGGCACTGTTGGTTGCTGTAGGTTGATAATCATTTATATCTTCTTGAGATGAAAATCTTATAAACATATCGTCCTGTGTAGTTTTATCTCCAATAGTTGTTTCAGTTCCAAAAAATACTAAGTGACGATCGGGAGTAGAGACTAACATATCACGGGACGCTGTTGGTGCACCAGATATAATTGTAGCTCTTGTACCTGTGGCGTTAGTTAAATTAGAATCCCATTCAAAACATTCACCATTAAAAATTAAAGCAATCAATGTACTACCTAAATTGTCCAAGGCCCATAGACCGGGTTCAGCTACAGTATCTGTGTCAGCTGATGATTGACCCCAACCAGAAAAATCACTATAGTTTGTAACTGTAGCTCCTGTGTTGTGAAGAGCATTTGCTGTCCCCCTAACGTTTCTAGTTATTCCTGTTAAAGTATTTGTCGCTGTATTTACTCCTGTATAAGAAATTTCTTCTGTACCTACTTGTATAAAATTAGTTCCCGTTGTTGGAAAATTTAACACAGATGTTAAAATAATATTAGTTCCGGTTCCACCTGTCCCTGCTGAGTTAGCAGATAACGCTCCATTTAATGTAGTTGTTTGAGGAGCTGTTGATGTTCCACCAAATTGAGATATACCCCATCCAAAAACCCCAACTTGTTCTGCTGGACCTACGTGATAGTATTGAAAAAAAGTTATGCCTCCAGAAGTAGTAGCACCGGATCCTGTTTCATTACCAGGCATTGTAATAGTTATAGCTGTTGAACTTACAACAGAAGTTACCATAAATTTTTTATCAGCAAAATCTGTGGCAGTAAAATTAGAGTTAGTAATTGCACTAAATGTAGATGCTTCACCAAATAAAATAATGTCTCCCTCTTGAAAAGTATGTGCACCCCCAAATGTAAGTGTTACGGTCGGTGATCCGTTAGTCGTGCTAAACGCACTAGTGATAGCTGTACCTAATGGATTAACTAAAGGATGTATGTCGTAGAAAACTTCTCCTGAGTATGCGTATAAAATTCTATTAGTTCCAATAATAGCATATTTAATACCTGTTTTATTAACCATGTGATGTAACCCTCTAGCCGCGCCAGTAAGTTTACTATCACCTAATTGATTCCAACCACCTATTTTTTCAGGTGTACCATATCTAAAGCGTACATTAGTACCACCGGTCCATTGTGACTCGGCACCTGTTGATGTAACTTGTTTGTTGAATCCTGGTAAAAAACCTAATTTTTGTAACATATATAATCCTTATAAAGGAGACAGTAGGTATGGTGGATTACTGTCTCCATCATAGGGGTATATCACTATAAATTTAAAGTATCAACTCTGTTAAGGCTTTATTTGATCCTACAGTTCCTTTGTAAAAAGTATTAAAAGCTAGACTTATTCTTGTATTAGTTCCCTGTTTGGTTTCTACTTGATGATTAGTTGATGACGGAAACATAAATAAATTACCTGTTTCTACAGGAAAAAACCAAGTTTCAGAGTTCCATATATTATATTTTGTTTCATCTATTATAGGTTTAATTTGTTCATAACCCTTACTACTACTAAAAAGTATTTTATCATTTTTTATATCTGAATCAAAATAAAATACACCTGATATAATAGAATTAGGATGTGCGTGTTTATGATGATATTGATTAGCTTCAGTGTAATTTAACCACGATTGAGTTATATAAAGATTTATATTATTTTTTGGACATACGATAGTATTTAAATAATTTTTGCAATGTTTATCTAAAAACTTTTTTATATTTTTAAATTCTTTTCTGTTTAATACATAGTTATCTTTAGTATTAATATTGCCTGTGTTACTCATACAATGTTTTTTTTGTTCATTTACAAATTTTAATTCTTGTTTTGTAAATTTTCTATCTATTTTTGTTGTATAGATAGGTGTTGGAAAAATATTATTAATCATATGCATAAATTAAAAGAAATAGATATCCTGTTTTTATTTTTATTTAAATTAGGTCTTACACTATGAAGTAACCAACTAGGAAATAAAAGCAGTCTATTTTCTATAGGAGGTATTTTCCACATTGGACTATTATATTTATTGTATTTTTTTAAGTTTCTTCCAGACCAATCGTACTCCATAGCTATGGATGCGGGGTGAGACAATACTAAGTCACCACTATCTTTGTGGGCTTTTACATAATATACACCGGATATCACACTATTAGGATGGTTATGCTCTAAGTTATAATCCTTTTCTTTATTAATATTTATCCACAAAGTATTGATTACTAATGGGTGTTTATATTGAAAAGTATCTTGATAACGTTTTGCAGCATTTAAAATAGAAATTAATAAAGTATTTAAAGGTTTGTGTTCTCCTGTTAAAGGAGAAGACTGCCACCCTCCAATATTACTTATTGTAGAAGTATCTAAAGTTTTCTTCATGCTCAAACAATACTTAGTAATAATATTAGTATTTAAATTTAATTCTTCAGAATACAGTGGGACAGAAAATAAATCTTCAATTACAGGTTTAGTCATTTAATATGCCCAAGACACAAATGAGTATCTTGTTCCTTTTGTTACTGGTTTAACTAAATGTGGATATAAAAACACAGATGGAAAAATAATTAAATCTCCAGCTTTAAATTTAATTTCATAGTCATCAAACATAATAAATTCTCCACCTTCATAATTATCATTTAAAACAGCAACAATACTTAACATCGGTATTCCTTTTATATCTCCTGTAAATAGATTATGGATGTGATCGTTATGTCTAGACATAATTTGATTTTTTTTGTATCTGTTAAATCTTAGTTGACTAAATCCAACCCAACCAACTACCGTATCTTCACTAATTTTATCAATAACAATATATCTTTCTAATGCTTTCCAAGTTAATTTCATTAACTCTTTATAATAAGTTAGTTTTTCTCCCCCACAAACATCCAGTTCTTTATTTCCATTTTTATGGAAAATATGACTTGAATCTTTAGGGCTTTGATATTTATGTCGTTCCCAAGTTTTATCTTTCTTAAGTTCTTTTAAACTTTTATCTATAATATTTTGAGGAATCCAATTATCTAAATGAAGTATATAATCTTTTATTTTTTTCTCCACCACCATCTTTTAAATGTAAATTATTGTTTAACGATTGTCAACAACCCATTGTTGTGTTTCTTCATTCCACTTATATCTTTGACCATCTGTAGGTTCAGCAACTGGTGCTTCCCATTTACAGGTAGTTTCATTTAATGTCCATGATGCGTAAGGTTTAGGTCCTATAAAAGCATCTCTTGTTTCGTCATAAGTATAATCAACACCTGCATAATTTTTTCTTATACTCCCATCTTTGAAAGTTTGTTTCCAAACATAATTTGTATTATGAAGATTATTTAAAAAATCTATTCCGGCTTGTTCTGTAGTTGCAATATCATTAGATACTACTTCAATTTTTTCTTATACTCCCATCTTTGAAAGTTTGTTTCCAAACATAATTTGTATTATGAAGATTATTTAAAAAATCTATTCCGGCTTGTTCTGTAGTTGCAATATCATTAGATACTACTTCAACTTTTTCTACTATATTACCAACTCCTAATTTTGCAAAATTTGCCATTATGCTGTGTAACTCCCTGAACCTGTAAATTTAATAATTGTATCTGAGCCCGATGTTGAAACTGTTGGCGAACCTGTTGTAGATGAAGAATAATTTGCTGTCGGTACTCTTAAAATTACTACACCGTCTCCTCCAGTACCAGCAGCATGAGAACCCACACCAGCACCACCACCTCCACCTAAACCATCTGTACCTGATCCAGCATCTCGACCAGGATTAGAGTGTTGAGCTCCATTTCCACCACCACCAGAACCACCGTCTCCAGCAGGGAAAACTGGGTCAGCAGCACCACCGCCTCCTCCAGCGTAAGTTACTGAACCACCTGTTATTGAGTTAGCTAAACCATTTCCACCATCACCACCATAAGGTTGAGCAGCTGCTTGACCTGCTTGTCCAGCACCACCGCCACCTCCACCACCATAAGCTCCCGGGGTACCCGGTATATTTGGTGAACCAGCACCACCAGCATTTCCTTGTCCAGGAGTTGCATCACCACCTGGATTTCCAGAACCATATGCACCTCCACCACCAGAACCACCGTCTCCACCATCGTTGTTTGGGCCACCACCACCCCCGTAACCGCCTCCGATTGAGGTTACTGTTGTAACATCTGTTCCAGCTATAACACTGTTTCCACCAATAGTACCTTGTGAATTTGGACTAGGGCCTTCGGCTCCACCACCACCGACTGTTATTGTATAAGTTTCTCCTGTAAGTAAGGCAATAGCAGTTCCGCCATAAGTATTTAAAAAACCACCACCACCGCCACCACCACCATTACCATATCCTCCACCGCCACCACCAGCTATGGATAAATAAGTAGCATCATAAGGTTCTGCAGCTGCACCTCCAGCACCAAATCCTAAGACTTGATAACCAAATGATTTACCTCGGGTTGATTTTTTTTTATTTGAACTCTTGCCTTCAACAGTAAGAGGTTGATTTAATTTGTCTCTCATATCTAAATTCCTTATGCGTCGTTAGCAGCGTCAGTAGTAAAGAATATTTTGACACCAAGAAGTCTGCAATCACCAGTAAAAGTATCTGAACCATCATCAGCGTTTCTTTTTAGTTGGAAATAAGTTTGTTGGTCTACTGCAGGGGATCCTGCAATTGTTATAGCACTACTTACAGCTGAAACTTGTTGGTCTTCAACTGTTCCAATACCTGCATCTGTAATTGTTTGTGCAGTTCCAAAAACAACGTCGGTAGTATCACTATCACCACACGCAACACCCATTAATTGCATTAATACATTACCTGTATTAGTATTACTTGGAGTCCAATACATTTGAAAAGTCACTGTTCCTTCATTCCATGATTTAGGAAAAGCTACTGAAAATTGTGCAAATTCCTCTGTACCTGCATCAAAATCTAATACTTTTAATTCTGGTCTTGCTGCTGTTGTTACAACTTGTTGAGGGTCAGCACCATTTGAAGTGTTAGGATACATTGCTGAAGCTGGAACCCATATAGTCTCAAGTCCTGCAATTTTAACTGCAGCTGTTGCACTTTTAAGTACACCCGTTCCTTTAGGGTTTAAATTTATATCAACATTAGTTTCACCTGTTGCTGAAAGAATTGGACCATTACCTGTTGCAGCATTTGCTAAAGTTAATTCATTAACCGCTGAACTTGTAGCTGTTAAATTAAGTAATTCGTTTCCATTAGTATCTGAAATTTTTGTTCCTATTACAGGGCTAGTTAAAGTTTTGTTTGTTAAAGTTTGTGTTCCTGTAAGA